CCTGCAAAACTACTAAGACGTGCAGAATGTAAAGCAAATCATGCTCGTATGATTCGCAAATGGTACGAAGGTCAACTTGCAGAATATGAAGAATTACTAGGTCCAAAAAAGAAAAATGATGATTGGTACGATCAATTGATCGAAGGTTATCGTAACATGGACAAACCAACACAAAAGAAGCATTACGAAACATATAAAAAGATTGTTGATGCCTGTGATATTGTGATTGGTGAACAAAAATTAAATCGTAAACCTCGTAAGCCTAAAGAGAAGAGTGCAGAAAAACTTGTTGAAAAACTCAAGTTTAAAATGACTGATGAAACTGTAGGACTTACTAGTGTACCACCTACAGACATTGTTGGTGCTGATTACATGTTTGTGTACAATACAAAGAATCGTAAAATTCAATTGTATCAAGCAAGTACAACAGATCCACAACACATGGGTAGAGGTGGTTTTAGTGTTAAAGGAACCACTATTACAGGATTTAATGAAACAACTAGCCTACAAAAGACTCTGCGAAAACCGCAAGAGCAGTTGAAATTGTTCACTAGTACACGAGCAAAGTCAATCAAAGAGTTTGAGGCTATTAAAACAACAGAAACAAAGGTTAATGGAAGATTCAATGAACATTGCATTATCCTTAAGACCTTCAAGTAGATAAATATACTTGTAGGAGATAATATATGGCACTTCGTGATGAACTACAAAAAGAAATAGAACTTCGCTTAGGCGGGGGAATGGTCGACGTTGAACTCGATCCTGAACACTATGTATTGGCCACAAACAAGGCTGTACAGAAGTACAGACAACGCAGTTCAAATGCGGTTGAAGAAGCATTTGTAGTATTACAACTCAAAGAGGATATCAGTGAATACACACTGCCTCCAGAGATCATTGAAGTTAAGCAAATATATCGTAGAGCAGGCTCAAGCATATCAAGTGGAGTAGATATTGAACCATTTGAAGCGGCCTACTTGAACACTTATCTACTACACAGTGGTAGAGCAGGTGGTCTTGCAGTATATGATGCACTAGCACAACACACAGAAGTGTTAGCCAGAATGTTTGGCGCTAATTACACATTTACTTGGAACACCACAAATAAAAAACTAACTGTACATAGACGTATAAAGGGAGACGACGATGTCATCTTGCACGTTTACAATTACAGACCGGATGAAGTACTGCTACAAGATCCGTATGCAATGCCATGGTTGAAAGACTATGCTCTAGCACACGCCAAATTAATGTTGGCTGAAGCAAGAGGAAAGTTTACACAGATTGCAGGCCCACAAGGCGGTACCACACTCAATGCTGATCAACTTAGAGCAGATGCACAAGCAGAACTTGATAAGTTGGAGCAGGATCTTACATTGTATAGCGAAGGCGGTGACCCACTAACGTTCGTCATTGGGTAATGTCAAAACTAAAAGAACTCACTTGGGAAAATCATAAAAACGCAGAACGACAACGTTTTGCTCGTATGCTTATGAGTGGCAAAATGGAGCCATACTTGTATGCAAAATTCTTATATAATCAATACCATTGCTACAAGGCTTTAGAAAATTCTATAGATTTACCTAAAGATTTAGAACCTATCAAAAGAGCACAATTAATACTTGACGATTGTTGGGAAATTGTAGTAAAACGTAAACTACTTGGTAAACGTTTACGAATACTTAATACAACACAAAAGTATGTAGACTATGTAAAGCAACTAGATCAAAAAGGTTTACTTGCACATATGTATGTCAGACACTTTGGTGATATGTATGGTGGTTCAATGATTGCTAAGAAAATACCAGGCGAAGGACGTATGTACAAGTTTAAAGACAAAGACCATTTAATTAATAGAATGCGATCAAAACTTAACGATGATATGGCACCAGAAGCCAACCGTTGTTTTGAATTTGCAACTGCAATGTTTGAAGAGTTACTACCAAATGATATTTGATAAAATTATAGAATGTGAACAAAAGATTATTGCCAAGTGTGCAAGTCTTGGCGAAGAACAGTTTGACGACCCTGAATTTGATTGGCTAAACAAAGTATACAAAGGCGAACACTTTCGTAGAGCACACATTGACAGTGTTGATGCTAGAGACACAAAAGGTCTTTACATGACACATATTTGTGTATTTCCAAACTACAATAATAATGCTCCTATATATGGATTTGATATTATATGTGGTAAGAAAAAAGTAACAGGTGCATTTCATGACTATTCGCCTACAGTAGATTGGAACCATCCTATGGTAAATCTATTTCATGATTGTGTTAGTGATCTAGAATGGCGTAAAGAGCGTGATTTACCAGACTGGGCAAAAGCAATCTTTTCGGGTAACATGGTTGCAGTTGGCAATGTAAACACAGACGAAGAAATGGATCAGGTTGTGCAAATGGCACTAGATAACTTGGACATGTACTTTGATGAACTACCTAAATACACTAACAACAACTTAGATGCAGATCAAATCAAACGTAAACAAAATAGATACTGTCATTATCAAAAGCAAAATCCACACACGCCAAAAGTAATGGCCAGTTTAGGATTAGATCCTAATGACGTTGAAAAGTTTATTCATGAGTGTCTTTTTCCGGAGGAACAATGAGAAAAGTAATTGGTATTTGTGGTTTAATAGGTAGCGGTAAAGGCACAGTAGCAGATCAACTAGTAGAACAAAACTACAAAAAGATATCATTTGCAGACAAACTAAAAGACGGCGTTAGCACTATATTTGGTTGGGATAGATTGTTGCTAGAAGGCGACACTAGAGAAAGCAGAGAGTGGCGTGAAGTTCCTGATGAGTTTTGGTCAAAAGAATTAAACAAAGAAGTTACACCAAGACTTGTTCTTCAACTGTTTGGTACAGACTGTATGCGTATGGGATTCGATGATAATATTTGGGTCAATCTAGTTAAAAAAGAGATATTAGACAATCCAGATCAAAACTATGTTATACCCGATGTACGTTTTCCAAATGAAATAGATATGGTAAGAGAACTACAAGGTCAAGTATGGCAAATACGCAGAGGACCAAAACCTTTGTGGTGGGCAACTGCTATTGGTATCAATGAAAATTGGGATACTATTGAAACTGAAAATCATAGTATGAAAGTAGTGTTTCCAGAGGTACATCAAAGCGAATGGCGTTGGGTACTCAACGATGACAAGTTTGATCAAATCATTGAAAACAATGACACACTAGATAAGTTAATCGACCGTGTAAACACTTTGTCAGAATAACAAGTGTTATATCTCAAAAAGATCCCCTATAAACAACTAACATAATGACAAAACACCTGGTTTTTTGGTGAAATGCTATAAATACATGTAGCATTTACAAACGCTAACATGATTAAGGAGTTTTTAATATGGCAACACTAGTATCTCCAGGCGTAGCAGTAACGGTAATCGACGAATCCTTTTACGGATCCGCTGGTCCCGGTACAGTTCCGCTATTGGTAGTAGCATCGCAGGAAGACAAATCACATGTTAGTGGCACTGGAACGGCCCCAGGTACAGCAAAAGCATTGGCAGGACAACCACAACTGATCACAAGTCAGTTTGAACTTGCTCAAACTTTTGGTAATCCATATTTTGAGAAGGACGGTGTAAACTCAGTACACGGTTCAGAACTTAATGAATATGGTTTACTTGCGGCATATAGTTTCTTAGGAGCCGCTAATAGAGCATATGTTGTTCGTGCAGATGTTGACACAAAACAATTAACAGCAACAGCAGATATTCCAGTAGGTGATCCAGTTAACGGAACTTATTGGTTTGATACTGCTAACACAGTATATGGTATTTTCGAACACGACGGTAATGGTTGGGTCGAACAACCTGTAACAGTATATACATCAGCACCAACAGGTTCAGATGGACAAAATGGTGACTATGGTATTGATGTTAGTACAACAACTAATCAATTTAAACTGAAAATTGCAGGCGGATGGGTAAACGTAGAAACTGCGGCTATCCAAGCGGCAACAGGTGGTTCTGAAGTTGTAACAGTAGGTTATCACTATAACTTACCAGCAAGTCAGAATCAAGGTGATATTTGGTTTAAAATTACAACACCAAACTTTGGATTTAATCCAGTAGTTAAAGTATTCTCAGGTGTATTAGGTCAGTTCCAACAAACTGTACCTACAGTGAACTTTGCTAACCAAGCACCAGCATCACCAGTATTAGGTGATATTTTTGTTGAGGTTCCAAACAGTGCAGATGATGCACAATTTGTAATTCAAAGACATGATGGTGCAAACTTCCAGCAACTTTCATATCAAGCATCAAATTCAGCGCCAACTGGAGCAACACCAGATGGAACTTATTGGTATGATCAAACACATTACTATGATGTGTATGTAAAGGGAAGTAACTCTTGGCAAACACTAGCATCATTAGGTAATGTACTTGAAATTTCAACTGATGCACCAGCAACAAGAACAGGTGGTGCGGCACTACAAGCAGGTGATATTTGGGTAGACACAAACAGTGATCTATTTGAAATTCACAGTTGGAGTGGTACAGCATGGACCAAACGTGATACAGCAGATCAAACTACACCAGCAGGTGTTGAGTTTGGTGACTTGCATCCAGCAACTGCATTTGGTAGTGGTTTAACTGTAAACACAGGTGTTACACTAAACAACTCACCAGATCCATTAGTTTATCCAGACGGTATGCTATTAGTCAACACAGCGGCTAGTGGTAATAACGTTAAGATTTATGATGCAACGCAGACTGCTTGGATCACAGGTGCACCTAATAGAGCAGACGGATCAGGTAACTTTGGTTATAGATCTCAACGTGCAGTTATTGTACAAAAGATGCAGGCCGCTCTTGCAGGAAATACAAAGTTGAGAGAAGAAACTATCACAGTTACACTACTTGCGGCACCAGGCTATCCTGAATTGATTGACGAATTGACAACACTAAACGTTGATCGTAAGGAAACAGCATTCATCGTTGGTGATGCTCCATTTAGACAAACACCAAACGGTGTTGTTGATTGGATGAACGCTACACCAATTGAAAATGGTGAAGATGGTCTTAACACTAAAAACAACAACATTGCAGTTTACTATCCAAGTGCTATTACAACTAACACAGATGGTCAAACTGTACTTGCTCCGGCTTCGCATATTGCACTACGCACTATTGCGTACAATGACCAAGTATCATTCCCATGGTTTGCTCCAGCAGGATTGACACGTGGTGTTGTAAACAACGGAACAGGTGTAGGTTACTTAAACAATGAAGACGAGATTGTTTCAGTTGCATTAAGCAATGGTCAAAGAGATAGCCTATATGTAAACAAAGTTAACCCAATTGCAAACTTTCCAACAGATGGATTGATTGTATTTGGACAAAAAACACTAAACCCTGCGACAAGCGCCTTAGACAGAGTTAACGTATCTAGATTGATTTGTTACTTGAGAGAGCGTTTTGACGTAATTGCTCGTCCGTTCATCTTTGAACCAAACGATGAATTTACAAGAGCAAATGCTAAACGTGCATTTGAGCGTTTCTTAGGAGACATCCTAGCGAAGCGTGGTGTTTATGACTTTGCAGTTGTTTGTGATGAAACTAACAACACACCAGCAAGAATTGATCGTAACGAATTTTATGTAGATGTTGCAATTGAGCCTACTAAGGCCGCTGAATTCATTTACATTCCGATCAGAGTTCTTAACACAGGTGCTATTAGCGCCAGTAACTAATAGTTACACAACACTTTTACAACGCCCGGCTTAATGTCGGGCGTTTTCTTTTATAAGTCTGCTTTTATTTTAAATGGAGTAAGTCCAATGGACTGTTTCTTTTCTTTTCGAATACAACTGTCACATTTGGTTCTATAGAACGTTCTATCATCTTTGTGATAGTTTACAGCAACTGGTTTTGACTTACAAACACTACATAATGCTCGTTTTTTCATTTAGGTGCCCTTTTTCTACACAAGTATTTATAAAAGTGCCCTTTTGGTGTAAGAAAATTCACCAATAGGCATAAATAATATACATACAGTAGGAGACAAAAACTATGGCAGTCTTAACAAAATTTGGTGTGCCCGCAGGAACTAGTTCAGAAACGCTTATGCCTAAATTGGTATATCGCTTCAGAGTATTGTTCAATGACTTAGGTGGACCTAATAACGGTGATGAATTATTAGTGTTGACAAGACAAGTTATCAGTGTGACACGCCCAGTAATTACACACGATGAAATGCAGTTAGACGTGTACAACTCACGTATCTTTCTTGCTGGTAAGCACACTTGGGATCCTATTACAATTCAGTTTAGAGATGATGTATCAAGTGTTATTATCAAAAGATTAGACGAACAGTTACAACGTCAAATTGATCACTCACAACAATCAGGCGCAACGAGCGGCAGTCAGTATAAATTTCAGATGTCAATCGAGACACTAGACGGTTCTGATACACCAGGTGTATTAGACTTCTGGACACTCGAAGGTTGTTATCTATCAAACGTACAATATGGTGAAAGTAACTATGCTACATCAGATCAGCAAATGGTTACAGCAACTATCAGATACGATAACGCACAACATGGATCAGGCGAAAACAACTTCCTAGCAACCACTCCATTTAGAGATGGTAGCGTAGATCTAGCAACAGATCAATAATAGGAGGGTGGCTTAATGTCAACCAATTTAGCATCATTAATTTATAAGACTGCAACACCCTACGGTGAGAAACTTGATGCTATACCTAGACAGAAAATGCATTACAGGGTTTCCGCTGTTATCGGCGGAAATGCCTACTCTCAAGCAGACGATCAAATGTGGATGCTTACAGATGCAGTCACATTACCTGGTCATAGGTATGTAACCCAAACACTCAATCAGTACAATAGAAAACGTGTAGTCCAAACAAAAATGGATTATGATCCAATACAATTAAGTATTGTTGATACAGTTGACAACTCATTCCTTAAATTATTAATTGCATACAACAACTATTACTACGGCTCACTAGGCGGTGGTGGTAGTTTATCTAAAGCAATTAATGAATTTAAACTAGACACTACTGTTGATGCCGATATTGACTTTGGTTACAGACCAGTAAGACACGACACAAAATACTTTTTTGAAGAACTTGTTATCCACAGAGAATTTGCAAATGAGGATCAACAGGTAAGAATTATTCACCCACTTATACAAAGTATCAGTCACGATCAACTATCATATGCTAGTGGTGCTGATGCTGTCCGTTGGAATATGAGTTTAGAATACGAAGGTATTCACTACGAAGGATTTGAAAGTGGCAATGCGTTTGCTTCTACTAATAGAAACGATCCAGGTGCTACAGTACAAACTGCTGGTGCTACACAATCTGTAGTTCCAATTGACGGAGGCGAAGCGCCTGCTGTTAAAGATAGCAGAGGTAATCCAGTTGTTGACAGCAACGGAAATCCTGTTAGAACGACTAGAACGTTGAGGTAATCCTCAATGGCTAGAATGAACTTTCAGCAAGGAATTTTTACTCCAAAGAATCCGGATAAGTATATAGGTAAGCATAGACCTAGATATAGAAGTGGTTGGGAACTTACTTTTATGCGTATGTGTGATAACCACCCTAGTATTAGTGGTTGGGCAAGTGAAGCACAACGTATACCTTATCGCAACCCAGTTACGGGCAAGATGACGCACTATGTACCAGACTTTTTTATTGTGTACACAGATAAAGATGGTAGTAGAAACGCAGAGTGTATAGAAATCAAACCCAAAATGCAAACACTAGAGAATGCAAAGTCGCAGGGCGAAAAATATCAAGCAGTCATTAACATGGCTAAATGGGAAGCCGCCCAGCAGTGGTGTAAAAGAAACGGAGTACGTTTTAGAGTAGTAACAGAAGACCAACTGTTTAATAATCCACAAAAGCGTACTACACAAAGGAGAAAACGAAAATGACTCGTAAACTAGAAGAAGAATTTAATCTTCCTCCGATCGAAGAAGCAAAGAAGGCTGAAAATCCTGTAGAAGTAGTAGAAGAAGATAAAATTGTGCCATTCGATCAACAACAGGCTATATTGGCAAATGCAGACAAAATTGATGCCGCACTACCACAAGTTACAGGGTTAGATGCACTTGATAAAGATATGGACGCATATGCACAAAAAGCAATGGAAACATACGAGCAATTGTGTGATCTAGGCATGAATGTTGAAGATAGACATGCTGGACAAATATTTGATGTAGCAAGTAAAATGATGACAAATGCCATTAATGCTAAAGTTTCAAAAGCAGAAAAGAAACTAAAGATGGTAGAATTACAGTTGCGTAAACAGCGTTTAGACCACGATACAGGTCAATCAGATGCTATAGAAGGCACAGGAACAGCAATGAACCTAGACCGTAACGCACTATTAGATGCTATTTCAAAGACAATAAATGATAAATAAAAGTATATAGAGGAAGATGAGACCATGAAAAAATTCAGTGATTACTTAATGGAATCAGCAGTTGAGCATTCATACAGAATCAAGTTTGCTTGTCCTGTATCAGACGCAATGCTTGATCGTATGGAATCTCATCTAAAGAAGTACGAAGCAACACAGATTTCTAAGCCTAAAAAGGCTATCGCTCAAAGTTCTCCAATGGACTTTAAAGAAGCACGTGGCGCAGAGATTACGACTATTGATGTAACAACAGCGTATCCTGTACCAAGTTATGTACTGAGTAGAGAACTTGCAAAGCATATGAGAGTATCTCAGAATGAAATTGCAGTACGTTCCCCAGACGAAGAATTGGATGAACAAGAAGGCAAATATGAATCTAAACTAACAGATTCAGAATACAAAGATGCTGAAGATGTAAAGGCGTCGGAACATTATGGTGATGATTACAACACCAAATTTGTCAAAGAATTAAATAAAATGAGCGCCGAGAGAAAAAAAGCAATGGAGAATAATGATGGATAATTTAGACCGCATTAAAAAACTCTCAGGTATCGTTGATACACCGAAAGAGGAACTCCAGGAGGCTTATGCTAACACGCCAGCAGAGACGAGTCACCCTGATCCTTCCGAACACGGTGATATACGTGACTGGGGCGAAAATGTAGACACAAGTTTACGCAGATATCTGGACAGTTCACTAGCAAGTCCAGAACTTCCAAAACCAATGACAGAAAGCGAAATGAAAGATGCTTACGATTCTTTTATCGCTGAAAAAGAAAAAGTCATGGAATCAACTGAAGAAGCAAATGACGAAACTGTTGATGAAGGTAAAATGCCAAAAGGCTTAAAAGACTATCACGATAAGAAGAAAAAAGAAAAGTCTGAAGGCGTAGAAGAAGCAGTAGAAGAAGTTGCTGAGGAAGAAACTGCAACAGAATCAGTTGATGATAATATGTTTGCACGAATCATGCAATTAGCAGGTGTGCATAAGGTAACCGAAGATGACATCAACCAGCCAGAGGCTGTTGAAGAATCAGAAGTTTCAGAAGAAGAAACAGTTGACGAAGCGGCAGAGGGAGTCGAAGAGGCAACAGAAGCAACAGAAGAGAGTGAAATCGAAGAGGCTGTTGAAGAAGTTGAGGAGACCAAAGAAGAAGCCGTTGAGGAAGACGCTGTTCAAGAAAACGTTGTCGATGAAGAGACAGTAGCAGAAACAGATCAAACTGTTGACGAATCAGATCAAGCCGATCTGGACTGGCTCAAAAAAGTTATTAAGTACTAATAACTAACTTAGAAGGGGATCGCAAGGTCCCCTTTCTTTTTGGCTAAATAGTATAAACAGAGTACTTAATATGGCAGTAGATGTAAACCTAGTCAAAAAACCCTACAGACAAGAAAGATATACTGAATCTCAAATACAAGAGATCACAAAGTGTATCAACGACCCAAAATATTTCCTACAAGAACATTGCTACATTCAACACCCTACAAAAGGTAGAATGAAGTTTGATTTGTATGATTATCAGGAACGTCTAGTAGATGTATACCATAACTATAGATATTCAATAGCAATGTTACCACGTCAAACTGGTAAGTCAACTTGTGCCGCTGGTTATCTTCTATGGTATGCTATGTTTAATAAAGATGCAACTATTCTTATTGCGGCACACAAATACAGTGGTGCTCAAGAGATTATGCAACGTATACGATTTGCATACGAAACACTTCCAGACTTTATTAGAGCAGGTGTTACAAGTTATAACAAAGGTTCGATTGAATTTGACAACGGCAGTAGAATTGTAGCACAAGCAACTACAGAAAATACAGGACGTGGTTTGTCACTTACATTAGTATACTTAGACGAGTTTGCATTTGTTCCACCAAGAATAGCCAGTGAGTTTTGGACTTCACTATCTCCAACACTATCAACAGGTGGTAAGTGTTTGATTACTTCAACACCAAACCAAGATGATGATCAGTTTGCTAGAATTTGGAGAGAAGCAATTAAAACTGAAGATGATTATGGCAATGAACAAGAAGTAGGCAAAAACGGATTCAAAAGTATTCTAGTTGATTGGCGTGAACATCCAGATAGAGATGATGAATGGGCCTCTGAAGAACGTTCAAAAATTGGCGAAGATAGATTTAGACGTGAACATGGTTGTGAGTTTATTACCAATGACGAAACACTTATCAGTAACTTAAAACTTCCTTTGATATTTGGTACAGATGTATTACGCAAAGAAGGACAAGTGCGTTGGTATGACAATTGTAAAGAAGGTAAAACATATGTACTTGGATTAGATCCAAGTTTGGGTACAGGTGGCGATAATGCCGCTATACAAGTTTTTGAATTGCCTGCTATGAAACAAGTAGCAGAATGGCAACACAACAAAACACCAGTGCAAGGACAAATACGCATCTTGCGTGATATATGTTTAAGCATACAAGAACAATCTAAAAACAAAGCAGAAATATATTGGAGCCTAGAAAACAACACACTAGGAGAAGCCGCATTGGTTGTTGTTAGAGAAATGGGTGAAGAAAATATACCTGGTACATTTTTAAGTGAGCCAAAACGTGCAGGCACACAACGTAGGTATAGACAAGGCTTTACAACTACACACAAAACAAAATTAACAGCATGTGCAAAGTTTAAAAGTTTTATCGAAAACGATAAAATGAAACTAAACAGTAATAACCTAATACGAGAAGTAAAAACATTTGTTGCTAGAGGATCAAGTTATGCCGCTAAAGATGGCGAAAAAGATGATCTAGTAATGGCTACAATGCTCGTAGTTCGTATGATAAACACAATAGCACACTATGATGACAATGTGTTTAATGCTGTACAAGATTCGTTTGATGACGGAGAGAGTTTAGGACCAATGCCAATTGGCATCATTTGATAAATAACTATATGCTAGATTATAACAGACTAAGTGACGAATTATTTAAGATTATGAAAGGCCGTGGTATGGCAGTGGAGATGTTCACTGCTGAAGGACAACGCACCATTGAGCCAACAGAATCTCGTAGATTTTTTGATAAAAAGTCAAACACAATGATCAACGTCGATCAAGACGACAGCGAGATTAAAATTCATCTTAGTCAAAGCGAAGATGTAGACAATGACATGATCAAAGCATTAAAAACGTTTGCTAGTAAAAACATGTTAGAGTTTACAGTTAGAACATATGGCAAAAAACTAGAACCAAAAGATTTTGCACATCAAGGCGCACAGGAGAAAGCAATGCAAGTACAAGAAGGTATTGGCAAGGCTTATGGGAGCCAGAAGTCAAGTTATCAACATTGCGAATCTGCTAAATTGATTATCAGGCATTCTAAGCCAGTCAGCGAAGAAATAAGAGGCTCAAGAAGTAGACACATAAAAGAATTGTTTATTGAGAACTCTGCAGGAGAAAGATTTAAACTTCCTCACACAAGTTTAGCAGGTGGCCGTGCTATGGCACGACATGTAAGTATGGGTGGCACCACACTTGATGAGGTAGGTCAGCAAATTAATTCATTAACAAGCAGAATGATTGCTTTGAAGGAATTTGTACGATATGCAAGATCAAACAAACTAGTAAGTGAATCAAACGAACAACTGGTTGCTAAAGTAGCACAATCAGCATTGAACATCAGAGAGACTTTAAAAAGGTTGACAAGTTCAAGAAATTATGCTAAAGTAGTAGAAACAATCAAAGAATCACCAGTGCAAATTGATAATTCTAAGATTGATGAATTGAGAGATCAGTTCACAGTTAAAAAGTTTGACGAAAGCCTAGAAGCAATACTTCCGTTTATCGCTAACATGAAAGAAGGTTTTATTCTTGATAGTGACTACGAAGAAATTGCTGATAAGATAGCAAAAGAATATATAGGCAAGTACGGCACAGTTGAACCACAGATACACGTTATTGAAGATATGATTCGTGATGATATCAGTGGCATGGACGATGAATATAAATTTGACATGGAACATTGTGTAGGACTAGTACTAGATAAGATTGCAGGCGCAATGACAGGGATGGAAACTATTGAACCAGACATGGACGCAGTATTTGACTCTAAATTTGACGCTTCAGGAATTTTGTTCAAGTAGAACAAAAAAGTGGTTGACAGATCACTATAAACTCTGTTATATTAATGCACAGTACATGAGGAACATGTATTCGTGCTTCAGGCACAAACTTTGGCAAACAATGGCTAATAAAGGAGAAAATTATGGCTTCATTGGCAGAAATCCGAGCAAAACTGCTCGAACAAGAGTCCGCTAAAGGCGGCAACCGTTCGTCACAAGGCGGCGGTGACAATGCAATTTATCCGTTCTGGAATATTGCAGAAAATTCAACAGCAACCCTACGTTTCCTACCAGATGGTGATGAGTCTAATACGTTCTTTTGGAAAGAGCGTCAAATGATTCGTATTCCATTCTCAGGCGTAAAAGGTGGTGACGAACATCGTGGAGTAACGGTGAACGTGCCATGTGTAGAGATGTGGAACGAAGCATGTCCAATTCATGCAGAGATTCGTCCATGGTTTAAGGACCCAGCACTTGAGTCAGAAGGTCGCAAGTACTGGAAGAAACGTAGTTATATCTTCCAAGGATTCGTTGTAGACAATCCACTAGCGGAGGATCAAACTCCAGAGAACCCAATTCGTAGGTTCATTATCAATCCAAGTATCTACAAAATCATTTCAGCGGCGCTGATGGATCCAGACTTTCCTGAGATTCCAACTGATTTTGAAGCAGGTACTGACTTCAAACTTACTAAGACTCAAAAGGGTCAGTATGCAGACTATTCAACTTCTAATTGGGCAAGACGTGAACGTAGCCTAAACGAAGCAGAACGTAATGCTATTACTACAAACGGTCTGTTTACACTCAATGACTTTATGCCTAAGAAGCCTAACGAGGCTGAACTTAAAGCAATCTTTGAGATGTTTGAAGCCAGTGTTGATGGACAACTATATGATCCAGATCGCTTTGGAGAGTTCTACAGACCAGCAGGTATGCAGTATGACGGTGCTAAAACACAGTCAGCACCTGCGGCAACTAGTACAACTCCAACACCGCAACCTGCTCCACAGCCTGCACCAGTTGCTGAAGCGGCACCACAGCCTGCTCCACAACCTGCACCTGTAGCAGAACCAGCACCGGCGGCAGAGCCAGTGACTGCACCTAGCGGTGACGCAAAGCCAAGTGCTGAAGAAATCTTGGCAATGATTCGCAACCGCAAATCATAATAAAATGCGTTTAGGGAGTTCTGGCAAAAACCTCCATTCAGTACCCAGCGAGGTCTCCCTAAACTTTTTAACTTGGAGATGACAAACTATGGCAAAACCATTTGATGTAAGTAAATTTAGGAAAACTATTACCAAAGCCGTACCAGGTATGAGTGTTGGTTTTAGAGATCCTGATACATGGATTTCAACAGGAAACTATGTATTGAATAAGTTGATTAGTGGCGACTTTAAAAAAGGAATTCCACTAGGTAAAGTAACTGTACTAGCAGGTGAAAGTGGTGCAGGTAAATCGTTTATTGCAAGTGGAAACATTATTAAGAATGCACAAGATCAAGGTATCTTTGTTGTACTTGTTGATAGTGAAAATGCACTTGATGAAAAATGGCTACATGCACTTGATGTAGACACAAGCGAAGATAAACTAATGAAAATGAATTTGGCAATGATTGATGATGTTGCTAAAGTTATTTCAGATTTCACAAAAGAATATAAAGCAAATTATGCAGATGTAGAACCTGCAGATCGTCCTAAGGTACTGTTTGTAATTGACAGCCTTGGAATGCTCCTTACGCCCACAGATGTGGATCAATTTGGCAAAGGCGATCTTAAAGGTGATATGGGTCGTAAGCCTAAGGCGCTTACGGCATTGGTGCGTAACTGTGTAAACATGTTTGGAGACTACAACATTGGTCTTGTTGCAACAAATCATACCTATGCAAGTCAGGACATGTTTGACCCAGATGACAAGATCAGCGGTGGTCAAGGTTTTATCTATGCAAGTTCAATTGTAATTGCAATGCGTAAACTTAAATTAAAAGTAGACGCAGACGGAAATAAAACATCACAGGTACACGGCATTAGAGCGGCCTGTAAAGTAATGAAAACACGTTACGCAAAACCATTCGAAAGTGTCCAAGTTGAAATTCCATATGAAACAGGTATGTCACCTTACAGTGGCTTATTTGATCTTATGGAGTCAACTGGTCTGCTACAGAAACAGGGCAATAGGTATAAGTATGTTCGACCTAATGGTGAAGAGATGTTAGAGTATCGTAAAAACTGGTCAGACGAAATGTTTGATGTAGTTATGCAGGATCTAGCAGATCAAGACCTAGGAGAAATAAATACCGGCGAACCAGAAGTGGATCCACCTGAAGTTGATCCAGACATGGTTAAACCTGAAACAACCGGAGACATGGATGAGCATGATGGATCATGAAGCAAGTATGCTACTTGAACAGTGGTATGCAGTAAGAAAATTCATTCCCAAAAAAGACAGAGTTGATGCGGCCACAGATTTTTTACGAGCCGCAGAAGAGTCTATGGACATTGAACAAATGTCTAGTGAACTTTATGGGAATGATGCTAGTATTGATACTGCTATGGTTCAAATGGAAATTATCGAACAAGATGACGATTCGTGGACTGAAGAAGTTGACGAAGACAACATCGGGTTCAGTGATGAGGACTATTAATGAGCCTGTGGTATAGAAAAGTACAAGGTAACCTAGGAGAGTTGGTCAACTGTATTGATCACTTTGAGCAAGAACTTGATGGTGCTCGTAAGGAGACCACTCTCAAAGGTAACACAGAACGTAATTCACGTGACATGCCCGGCATTGTAGAGCATCGCTTTAATCAACTACAAGAGATCGAAGCGATACTCGAACATTTAAATATAGAACTACGAAAACTTCGTAGTCAACACTATCGCAAATATCTAGAACACTATCAACGACAACTTACCAGTAGAGATGTAGAAAAGTACATTGAAGGTGAGCAAGACGTTGTTGACCTCACACATTTGATCAATGAATTTGCATTGATTCGTAACAAGTTTCACGGATTGATCAAAGCATTAGATGCAAAACAATTCCAATTAAACAATATTATCAAACTTAGAGCGGCCGGACTAGAAGATCTAGGCCTCTAAAAACCACCAAAAATAATGGTAAAATAATGCCAAAATAATGGTTGACAGTATGATATCTTGGTGCTATTATAATAGTATAGTTAGAAAAAAGAGAGGTACTAAATGTTAGACACTACTGTAAAATACGAAGACGTTGATCAATTTGAACTTGCAATGGAACATTTTGATGATCTAAAAAGCGAACTTGGGTATGAAACAGTTTGGAGCATGTATGATGGTGGTTCAATGCCATTGGATAAAGCATTGCTTACTGACAAAGCAAGGATTGTAAAATACAGTTGTATTGCTGAAATGGGCGATACAATGGATGATGTTAAATGGGAAACATTTACAGCCGTTGCTGAAAATGGTACAATTGGTGCTCTTTGGAAGGCCGCTGAAAATTGCTTTCAACAAGCAAAGACGGCACTTGGTGATTGGCACTATTTTGTAGAAGGTTTTGACGTTCAAGAAGATGGTTCACTAAAATTAGTAACTGGGTCTTAAAAAAAGGTTGACAGTAAGACATCTTGAACATATACTATATGTATAGTTAGAAATAAGGAGTAGAAAATGGTAACAGTTGAGCAAGTTCCAAATATAATTGAAGAAGCAAAAGCAGAAGCATTTACTGCCGCTGATAAGTTTTTTAAAGAAAAACTAGGTGGGCAAGATCAATATGCTTGTGGCTTTGCATGGGTCAACATTTATGGTGTTAAGATGAACACTAAAATTGGTAAGGCCTTTAAAGAAGCAGGTCTGCGAAAAGACTACTCAGGTGGTATTTGTATGTGGAACCCTTCAAAGTATGGATGTCAGAATGTTGACACACTAGAAGCAGGTGCACAAGCGGCCGCTGATGTTTTTAAGAAGTACGGTTTCCGTGCTTATGCTGGTTCACGTTTAGACTAAGAGGTTAACAATGGCAACGAACACTTGGAATGTAGATGAAGTTTTGGCATGTGCTTGTGCAGTAGATCGCCAACAAGGATTTATTCGTAGCGGATATGGTTACACTAATCAATCAGGTGTAGAGATCAAAGATAATAAAACTGCGATCATGTTGCATCTAACTGAACAGTCACTAGTGGACATTCAAGATTCAGATCGTGAAACTGCAATTGAATTGAAAAATCATTTTGCAGGATCGATGACTTTTAAAAAGTTGGGTGGTGTACTCAACGATTTTGAAACTGCAATTCTTGGCTTGGTAAACAAGCAAGAAGTTGGTACATATGAAGTAGCAGTTGCGGCCAGTTTGCCCAACAGTCTACGTCATAGCCAAAAGCGAGATGCAGTCAAAGAGAAACTTGACTCGCTGATCGCACTGTCAGAGCCAATTGGATCACAAGGTAAACGAGGGCAGTTTACACTTGAGGTAATTGACGTAACGTTCATCAAAAAGATGGGCATACACATGGTCACTTGTATTGAGAGTGGCAAAAATGTGGTCAAGTTTTGGTTCTCAAAAGACCCAGATATGACTGGTATTATCCAGGGCAAAAAGGTTACTGTTACTGGTTTTGTTAAAAGCCAGGGCAAAAGCAAGTATTCAAATTGCCAGGAAACCATGATTAATAGGGTAAAAGTAGAAAAAATAGGTTGACAACTATTGTAATGATGCTATTATATAATAGTAAGTTGAAACAAAGGAGTAGAATATGAAACAGGTAGTAAGAGTGCTTGAAGGGGAATACGGAGGTAAAACGGTTATGGATACTGCTTTTCCGCTAGTAAAGCCTTTCAAGATGGGCAAAAACGGTGGCTTTATCACTGTTGATGCAACTGAAGTAAAAGGTTTTCCAAACAGAGAGATCAGAGTAAAACTGAAGAGTGCTAGTGATTATGTTAGCACCGACGGTACTGTTCCTGTTGGGGAAGACAAGCCAAAGCAAACCGATGAAGAGAGAATCAAAGAGATTCAAGAACGGTTTGAAATCCTAGATGAAATGACAGAAGCCAGTATTGAAGGCACTGTGAGAGGTATGATTGTTTCAGGACCTCCAGGTGTTGGTAAATCCTATGGCGTTGAAAATGTGTTGGAACAACACAATATGTTTGACAGGCTTGGCGATCGTCCACTGAAGTATGAAGTGGTAAAAGGTGCAATGACACCGATCGGATTGTACTGTCTACTGTATAAGAATGCGGACAAAGGTCGAGTACTAGTACTTGACGATTGTGACGGCATCCTGTTTGATGAACTTGCACTGAACTTGCTCAAAGGAGCATTGGACTCAGGTAAACGTAGGAAGATCAATTGGAATGCTGATTCACATAAACTTAGAAACGAAGGTGTGCCAGACAGTTTCGATTTCGAAGGTAGTGTAATCTTTATCACTAACTTGAAGTTCGATGCTATGCTAAATGGTGGAAGGCTTGGTAAAGTCAGAGACCACTTAGAGGCTATCCTTTCAAGATGTCACTATTTGGATCTCACCCTCGATACAATGCGTGACAAGATGTTGAGAATTAAACAAATTGTGCAGGACGGTATGCTTGAAACATACAACTTCTCAGAAGAAGAAAAGAATACCGTTGTAAAGTTTATCGACGACAACCGTGCTAAACTGCGAGAGGTATCACTTAGAATGGTACTGAAGATTGCAGACCTTTACAAAATGGCACCAAATGATGGTCGTTGGATGCGCCTAGCAGAAACAACTTGTATGAAGCGTGGTGCGTAATAGTTTAGACTGGCTCCTACTCCTGCTCAACCTACCGAAGCCGGTCTGAAAGAAGGGGGTCCT